CACCAGCCACTGGTTGGAAACCATCTGCTTGCGGTTTTGTATCAGGTGGCTGTCGATGCTGTTGATACGCTTTTGCAGCGGTATCAGGTCGCGGAAGAGGCTCTGGCCCCAGAAGTTGCCCGGGACATCCCGGTATTTGATGTGGGTATAGGGCAGCTTGCCATCACACGAATCCAACGCCCCCTCGTGGAGGACGTGGCCATTGGCCGTGATGATCAGCAGGCCCTTCTTCCAGCGTCTGTCGGGGATATGTCGGAAGATCTTTACAAGGACATGGTCCCTGCGTCGTTCCCGCTCCGGCTGGAAGTAGAACTGGAGGGCATGGCCGTAGACGCCCGGCCAATCCTCATATTCGAGGTTCTCGGCCACCACATCCTTAGCCTTCTTACCGAACAGGCTCTTGACCTGATCGATGTCCATAGGATCGACTTCGATGCAGTAGCGGCAGCGGTCGAACGACTTGGCGGGCATCGGGAAGAAGTTGAGCGGCGAGATAACGTCTTCTTCGATGTTGCCTACTCGGAACTCGTCATACTCAGGCTGTCCCGCGTCGTTGACGACCGGCTCTTCGCGGTCCAGATACTGCTGGTTGCCCAGCTCATCGAGGGCATAGGCCTGCCCTTCGCGCAGCACCTCGTTGCAGTCGGGGCAACGCTCCAGGCCGGTGATGCGAGGCACTGTGGTGCCGCAGTTATCGCACTCTAAGACGGTGTCGGACTGCTCTACCTGCGTGATCTGTGTCTTGGGGCGCCGCACTTTGTCGCCCGCCCGTCCGTTCCATCCTGCGTAGAGGAAGACGTTACCCGCGCACATGAGCCAGAGGGCGGCCGGCAGGAGCAGTTTTTCTTCCGATTGGAGTCTTTTGAACTCGGAGTGGAGTACTCGGGTGGCGGCTTTGGCAGCTTCGATGTCCGATTGGTCCCGGCTGGCGGGATCAACGATCGGCAGAATATCGCCAGAGGTGAAGATGTCGAGGATGCGATCGCCATGTTTGCTCAGGAGGTTAGTCGTGGGGGTCGGCACCCACTCGTCCAGCGAGTGCTTGGTGAAGCGGCGTGCATGGGGCAGATAGCGGACCCACTGGTCCCCGCTGAAAAAGTGTATATTCTCCTTCCAGCTGGTCTCCAGACCCATGCGAGACTTGGACAGGTATTGCCAAGAGTCCTCAACGAAGGAGAGCAGCTCCTCCTTGGTCTTGGGTGCCTGCTTGCGGTCGGATACGGGAGAGCCCGATCCGTAGACGTGCTCTTCCACTTACTTGCTCTTCTTAGCTTTCGCCTTCTTCTTATTCTGAGAGGGCGATTTGGTGCGCATGGCTTCGATCTTATCGCCTGTGCGCTCCCGGAAAGCCTCGGCATCGGCATAGCCCTGCGAGGTATACGGGAAGTAGCGTCCGTTGATCTTTGGCACTATGCTCACCTGCCTCGTTTTCGCCCGCTGGCTTTCGCTCTGCGCTTTGATCCGGCACTACTCGCGGACGGGCGCCTTCTCCCAGCGGATCTGTGTCTGGTGCTTCCCTTTTTTGCAGAAGACATCGTATTGTGGTACCTGGGCTGTCCTCGACGCGGTCGGCCTGACGGTGGGGCTGGCATGGTGATCCTCCTAGTACTAGTTGTAAGGGTATTCGCATTACACCACTCTAAATTCTGTACAAAAAAAGGGGCTACACAAGCCAAAAATGACTCGGTGTAGCCCCTAAAACAGTGAGATACAGCTATTTACGCGGTGTCGCCTTCCTCTGCTGCTGAACGGTCTTCATTTTCATCTTTTTTGCTCACACTCATAAAAGAACCGCCCGACATGGCCAAAACCGGGCCTACCTGCGGATCGTCATACGGATCGGGCAGGCGCGGGTCGATGACCGTCTCCATATCGGCCATCTTACGGAGGACATTGGAGACCTGCATACACGCCTGATACCAGTCATCGGTGTTAAGCATGTAGGCATCGGCCTGACCAAAGAACCATGCCTTGCCCTGCGGCTGGTTGGGGCTGGTGAAAACATGGAAGGGCAGGTGTCGCAAGAGCGTCTGGGCGATCCACGCGGGGCCGTTACCCTCCAGATCGATACGCTCAGGCCCATTCTGCGGCACCGGAGGCTCTCCCTGGTCCCCTGAGAGGCTCTCAGATGGCTTCTCAGGGGCCTTAGCCTGCTCAGGCCACACGATGGCTACGGAGGGCATCTCCGTGCCATCCTCGCCGATAAGAGCGCCCGACTGAGGATTGCCCTGACCGCCCGATCCGATGAAATAGCCAGGAGCATTGGCATCTTTGGGTATTTCTGGCATTATGCACCCTCCACATCCGCGACGGAAGTGCGGCCACGCGGCACAAATTCACTCCCCTCGGCAAAAGACCAGTCGGCCGCAGGGCTCTCCAGCGGCAACTCGGCCTGCAGCTGGTGGTAGCGCACGGCTACGGCCAGCTTCTCATAGCGATCCATCATCTGCTGACGCTCGTTGCGCTCGGAGTTGAGCTGCCGAAGCAGGGCACCCACGACGATGAGCATCACGGCGAAATACAAGACCATCATATAGTCCATTGAGACCTCGCTTGTTGTACTTGTTTCTTTGTTTCTTTGTTCTGAGTGGTTGCTCGCTGGTTGCTCGCTGGTTGTTTGCTGGTTACTTTGCGGGCGGATTTGACTTTCCTCGAGCCAACAAGTCCATTATTTACATGCGCCTATGCGCGTTTTTAGGTCGGTTACTTTGCGGGCGATTATAGCAAAGATTCTGCAGTCGAAGCATAATCCGGGTCTTCCTTCTGCTGCTTGGCCCGGGCCTGATCGATGTGCCGGTCCACTAGGCCAGCACCTTTGTCCAGATCCTCCTCGCCCCATTCGCTCAGTTCCTGCCCCTCCCAGTAGGGGTTGATCTGATTGAGGAGAGAGTCGGCCCATTCGGCCTGGAACTTGACCATCTCAATGGCGATAACCCACGCCATCACAAGGTCATCGTGCGCCCCGGCCACGGCCTCGAACTTGGTATTACCGAAAACAAAGGTCTCAAACTGCGTCATCAGCGAAGCAGAGTGGGGCAGGACGGCGCCATCCTCCATCCATCTGCGGGCCTGCGCGATCAGAATAAACCGGGTCTTGAGGTTCATATTGAAACCCAGCTTAGGCGTCGCCTTATCCCACGGCTCTCCGCTGTTGGACTGCTGGAGGTAGATGTGGGGATAGCCTAGGCGCTGTAAGACCCGATTCGCACCCCCATCCTTGTTATTTTCGATACCTATGAGCGCATCGTTATACCAGGTGCCCAGCATGTAGCCCAGCTCACCGAAGGTGATGGGGTCGATCTTACCCTGTATCTCGCATACCTGATGTCCTGACTCTACATCGATGACCTCATAGACGGAGTCATCGCCATGCGCCAGCCCCTCCGCAACATCGCCGCCGATAGCATAGACCCTACCGGCCTGTGGCTCCTGCCAGATGCGCATATCGTAGCTCATGCCGCCTGCATCTCACAGGTGACCTCACCCTCATCGTCCATGAGCAAGGTGCCGCGCAAAGGGGGCTTGACCGACATCGAGCGGAGGTGGCGCAGCAGCTTGGACGAAAAGGCCAATTTCACGCCCATAGGCACGAACATACCGTGCACACGCGCTTCGATCTCGTCCTCGTCCCACTGCTGCATCAGCCGCTGCTTGGCATCTTCAGGGATATGGGGGTTGTCGAGCATAGACCAGCGGTGGAAGGTGATGCCCTTGGCCTGCTGTTGCAGGAAGAGCTCCTCATAGATCCACGGTATACCACCGCGCTTCTCATCGAAGATGGGGGTCATAGTACCCAGAAAACGGCCGTGATAGTCAGCTAAACGAGCCATGCACTCGCCATAGATCTCGCGGGGCTGCACCTCATCGTGATGCACCTTGTGCAGCCGCACCCCCTGAAAGGTGTTGCGCTTCTGCGTGCTAAACTTGAAGTGGATCCATGAGCCATTCGTAAACATCAGGCGGTGGTCGGCCCAGCCGCTGCGGGCATTATAGCGGGAGGCGTCATCCACGAAGTTCCACAGGAAGCCCGATTCATCCTCGCCCAGCACCTGCTCTACGAGGGTGCGCTCACAGACGTTGACGCTGGTCTCTTCCGTGTCGGATACGACCCACATATAGACCGGTCCCTCGAAGCGCTTGGACCGCTGCTTAGTGACCACATCCAAGCCCAGGCAGTCGGCCACATCCTCCATCAACCCGGCAATGGTCTTACCGCCACGGTTACCCGCGATAAACCACTTGTTGTTGCTCTCATCCAAGAGGGCCCCGGCCTGACAGGCATCCTGACCCCTATAGCCCCCATAGGCCTTGTCATTAATCAGACCAAAAGGGGACCATAGAAAGAAAGGAGACAGGGCGAGGCTGCGGATCTGCTCATAGCTCTTGGAGTCAGCCGCCTCAAAGACCTCGTGCAGCTCAGGACGGGCGATAAGCTGGGTAGCCAGCTTGGAGAGCATAGACAGGTCGAAGCGCGCCATTACCCCTCGAACCAGTGTATCGTAGCGGTGTGGTGGGTCTCGTCATCGAGGATGTCGTGCAGCTTGGCCATTGCCTTGCGACTGCTCCACACGGCAAGGCGCCCATCGTCCGTAGCGCCAGCGGATAGGCCCAAGCCCAGACATCCCTTGACCTCATGGCCATAGTTGGCCGCATGGATGAGGCAGGCGAAGCGGTCGGCCTGACGGTGGGGTTGGTAGCTTACCGTGCCCCCAACGAAAGCCCAGACATCACCATAGCGGGGCGAATCGTGGCGTATAAGGGCATATTCGCCACCGGGAATACACGAGATCTGCGGCCTGTTGCCGATCCACGGGCGTTCGATGCCCCAAAAGGTCTCATCTTTGACGCGCACCGTGGATAGGGTGCCGCTTTCATCCATCTTGTAGCGGTTGATCTTCAGGTGCATCGCAGTGATCCATGTTTGTGAGGAAGGTCACCAGCACATCCCACGGCATTACGGCCAAGGGCTCGGCGTTATTGCGCTTTAATAGCAGCATATCGTTCTCGCCCAGCCAACCTTCCAAGGTCTTAAAGCCCTCACCGTCCTTACGCGCCTTTACTTCCGCAATCAACGTGCCCTGTATCAGCACATCACCAGAGAACGTGCCCCCGGCAGCGCCCGATAGCGGCACGCGCTCGGCGGCGATACCTGCGTCCTTCAGCTTGTTGACCAGCTCGCGTTCGACGCGCCCACCCTTTGTCCGACTCATACGTCCCACGGTATCCTCCTACCTTGACATGGTGCACATTATAGCAGTAGTTAATAGCTCCACGTGAAACATAACGTCAATATCCTTATCATAATGATAACGTCATACAAGAGGAGGCGCCAGTATCGAAGGAAAAACGTAGCGATGAAAAACACCTAAATGACAGAAAGAGAGGTAGATATAAGCAGAATATAGAAAAAAAATGAGGCTATTTTCCGTACTCAGAAAAAAAATATATTAATCTTTTCCGCGGGCGAAAGATGGGTAAAAAGTTTTTATTGACATCCGCGTGCTCATACGATTTAATGAGTAATGTCAGGGCGAAGGCATTACGACAAGGAGGATACAATGGAACAAAAAAAAGAGCGTAACACACCACTGTCCGACTGGCTTAAAGCGAGTAGCATGAGCGCAAACAAGCTAGCGAGCCTAGTCGATGTTTCCCCGAACGCAGTCTACCGACTGGCCAGGGGAGACAGCGACACCATAGCCAAAAGCACCATCACCAACCTGTCCTCGATCACCAACCTATCCTTTGAAGACCTCATATTAGGATACAAGACACAAAGCCTACC